AAAGAATGTACGTCTAGATTTTAACGGTAAAAATATATTCGATTACTCGGGTACGTACTTAGCGTATGGTCAGTCTTTGAAGTACCATACAGGTTGTCCAGATCCCGCTTACGAATTTTATACATACTCTTTTGCACTCGATCCGGAGAAGTATTACCCGACTGGGCAGGTAAACATGAGCCGTATTATACATAAGAAGTTAGATGTAGAATTAGACGAAGTATCTACGACTAGGAATATCAATGTGAGAGTTTACGCTTTAAGTTTTAACATCCTTCGTATTCAGGGAGGATTAGCGGGTTTAAAATTTTAACATGTTATAATAGAAATGGCTGGTAGAGTACAGCTAGCCACAACGGGTAGTCAGGATGAATACTTTACGGCGAATCCTGAGTATACGCACTTTATTGATAGCTTTAAAAAGCATACAAATTTCTTTATGTATGACGTAAAAGCCAAATTGGAAGGCGAGATAGACTATGGTAAGACCTTACGATGTACGTTAGATAACGATTCGGGAGATTTACTTAAAGGTGTACGATTGCACATAGAACTTTCCGAACTTTTACATAACGGTACGTATAGGAAATATACAGAATCTATAGGTCATGCTATCATAGAATACGTAGACATATTCATAGGTGGTCAGCGTATTCAGCGTGTACATCGCGATTGGTTACAAATATACTCCGAACAGTACATAACACAGACAAAGCAGAAAAATCTCGATAAACTCATCGGAAAATGCCCAAACGAAATATCCGGATCTCCCGTTTCTACACACGTAGACGGATATCTGGATAACGCTACTACCCCACGGACTTTTATAGTGGATATTCCATTTTTCTTTCATAATAACCCGCAACTTGCAATTCCGTTATGCGCATTGAAGGTCCAAGAGATTGAAATTGAGATTAAACTAAGTGAAAAGGACCGTTGTTTACACAACTGGGTTGGAATCACGGATAATTCTGGTAGCCCCGACGGAAAAACGTTCATCGTAACCGTCGATAATTCAGAGGGTCCTAACACATACGCATTAGATGGCGACATTCAACCCACATTAACCTTGGTGAGAGGTAACACCTATAACTTTAGTTATCCAACGGCCGACGGGACACACCCTTTTAGATTGTCTACCAAAGCCGATGGCGGAAGACCTCCGGTCGTTGATGCCAACTCTACATTAAATACCGATGATGGGGTTACACAAAGTTCCGAGGTTCTTCTCGTGTACGCGGTTCCAAATGACGCTCCCGATACGATATACTATTTCTGCAATAATCACTCAGGGATGGGTGGTGCAATAAAGATCATAGAACCATACTTTGACCCGTCAAAGGCAACTATTAAAGACGTTTCCTTATACACTGAGTTAGTTCAACTCAACCCCCCGGAACGTAAAAAATACGAAAAACGTGATATTGATTTCGTTATCACTCAAACGCAGCGTAACACCTTTCAGGTACCGATAGATTCCGCGGATGGTACAGGGGAACATAAATTCAAAATGGAGTTTATAAACCCGGTCAAAGAAATGTTTTTTATCGTCGCTAGGAAAGCGCTTAAATACAGTGTTTTTGATTATGATCATGAGGGTTTAATTTACCCTCCAAATACAGGTACATACACAAACTATGAAAATCTCGTCAGTTTAGAAATGGAACTGGATAAGGAGGTTATTTTGGACAAGGTTTCTGGTAGTATCATAAATCTACGAGCGGTTCAGAGTGGTATTCATCACACCAGAACACAGCTGTTTAGAAGATTTTATTCATATAGTTTTGCACTCGAACCTGAACGATGGTTTCCGACAGGACAGAGAAATTTTAGCACAGTTAAGGAGCAACATATCACTGCCACCTTAAATAATAACACTTCAGAGGAAAGAGAGCTTAGAGTTTATGCACTAAGTTATAACATATTAAGAATCCAGAATGGAGGAGCACGACTTATCTTTCAAAATGGTTCAATCGGCGATTGATATTATTACTCCAGTAATGGAACAAGCTGTTGTTTTATCCGGTCAGTACGCGAAGGCGTGTGGTAGAAATACGATTTTGGCTAAGGACATGGAATATTGTTTGAAATACTGTGCTATGAACAAAGTTGGAGAACGTATCGGATCATGGTTCCCCGATGTATACGATGAAGAAGAATCCGACGAAGAAGAAATCGAGACTGTCGCCGACGAAGATGCGCCCGATTTTGAACCATATTCAGGAACAGAAGAACTTTATATGAAAATCAACGATGCATATGACGCATGGGAGAGTTGGAAACCCACCAATCCGTCAGAAGAGATGATTAAAAATGCAATCGATAGTAATGGAGAACACTCCACCGGAGGGATGGACGACTTCTAATTACAAAACTTTTAGGTCTGACGACCAGGATTCAGACTCTGATAGTGAAGATGAAAGTGATACCGACTCAGAAAAAAGCGTCATCAGGGGATATAAAAAGGAAAAATATCAAAAAATATTGGTCGAAGAAGAACTGTTACCAGAATAAAATCTCTTCATATATTATATAATGTCTGCTGATATCGCCACCGATACTCTCGTTGCCATCTCTCGTGAGCTTGAAACTCAGTCTCTCAACTCCGTCGTCGCCGGCTTCTCTTTCGCCGCGGCTCTCTCTTGGATGGACCTCGTTCGCTGGACTATTCACCAGGTCGTCAAGGTTCAGAAGAATGGTGGTATGAACTACGCGCTCACCGCGCTCTTCACTACTCTCCTTTCGGTAGTCGTCTACATGGTGATCTCTCGTATCTCCAAAAAGGTCAAGAAGCCCGGTGCTCCCGTCTACGCGGTTACCCGCTAATTTTTGGGGCTTTAGGTCTAGTAAATAACATAAACATAATACCACTAGCAACTATCAGGAATATGTATAACAACGCATTCCATCTATTCGGATCCTCTATTTCAGGGACGCGCATAGGTGGCGGAAGTGAAAAGTCCTTTTTTACCGTCGGCACTCTCGACAACTTGTCCATAGTACCGTTTATTGATAATTTTAACACGTGATTCGCGTTTCTAAAATCGTATGGAATTAGACGGTTGTTACTACTGTAAAAGAACTGAATACGTAGTTTTGATATATTTTGTGAACCTGTTTCGAAGTTATGTTCTACAGTATCATCTATACCAGAATAATTGATTACGTCACCGCACATGAGGATTCTTCCAGTATAAAAAGGTGTGTCCGAATACACCGTTTTGTTCAGCTCTTCTGCACCACTGCTTATCTTCAGTATGAGTGCATCCGGGCCTTGTAAATTTATACTTCCAGTCGTGATAGTATTATTTACCGACGATACATTGCTCGCGGGAAGACCTAAAATATCATGTGGAGTCGTCAATCCTTCTGAAGTATTTGCAAATCCGTTAACTCCTCCATAAAATTCAAACGTAAACGGGGCAGTGCCTCCAAAAATTATATCATTTTTACTCTTATCATACGTGACTGTCGAAATGGGAGCCGACGTAGCTTGAAATTGTGTAGTCAGTTCTTCCGCCAGCTCTTTTCCACTGTAGTTCTCATTAGGTAACGTCACCGTAATACCATTCACGGAGAATGTATTGTTTCTATCGTTTATAAGCAACTGACTCGCATGAATACGAGCCGATACCAACGATATTTTAGAGACGTTATAAATTGGGTTCTTTAATTCGACGACGTAATCTCCTGGATTGGGATACGCTATCGGATCGCGTTCTCCACTATCTATGTCTAACGTGTGTACGCTCATTAAAATAAGGGGATATATTTTAATCAGTGTGTTTTTGCAAAAAATAAGGAACTTACATGATTTTCTGTGCAATGGGGTTGTTCTGAAGCTGTTTCTTCGCCACGCCAAGGCTGAAGTCTGTGGCGTAAGGGTTAACATTACCCTTGAAACTATTGAAGTTATGTAACTGATCATTCCTGTATTGCTGAGTCCAAGCGCCATCGATAGGACCCGTGCGACCATCTACCCGGGTAGTATCGCTACGCATGTTCGTAGCTAAACCGCCCTGGTTAAGAGGACCTGCACGAACATTCATACGACCGGCATTACCAGCTCTATTCGCTTTTCCACGGCGGTCATCGGGGCGGAAACCGTATTTCATCAACTCCTGTACGGTGTGAGGTGTACCATACGTACGCTTCTCACCAATCTTAACACCCGGAGACATTTCATAACCGTGCTTGAAGTGACTTATATTAGGAGCAACCTGGTTGTTATAGCCATATTGCTCAATGTTTCCATCCTTCTTGTTACGCGTAGGAAGAGGAGTATGCGTAACAGCCGAGACAATACGCTTAGCACCCCCGAACCCTAGAGCGTCATCGCGGAGGCCATCTTGTGCACGGTTCGTGATGCGTTTTCCGGATACGTGCTCTCCACGTGGAATATGTCCACCGAAACCCTGAGATCGACCGCCGCCGGGAGGTAATCGAGTAGGGAGGTAAGCCGTTTTTTCTGGGCGGTTGTGACCCATCTCGCCCATCTTTCCGCGACGACCACCATAAATATCGAAGGCAGGACCACTTCTACCTGGGAGAGTAGTAAGACGGTGTGCGCCCACGTTTTCGGGATTGACACGTACAAGCTGATGAAAACCACCGGCTGCGGGAACATCTGGTCCTACTGCAATACCCGGTCCGACCAATTGTTTTTCAATGGGAGAGAGATTGTTCATCCTACCCCCATCAAACATGCGATTACGCATTTCTAACACTTCGCCACCGCTAGATCGCGTTTGCGGGACGATATCACTAAAATTATTAAGCTCTATCTTGCGATCCGGAACATTACTAACAATGGTGGGTCTGGGTAAAGATACACTCGGTACTTCCTCCTGAACCATGCGCTGCTGAACCTGTATTTCGGGACCCTGATAACTCTCGGACCTCGATTCACTCAATTTTTTGCCGGCATAAGCTAAACCTGCAATAGCTACTAGCGAAAGGGGATCCGCCATTCTTATTTTTAGTAAATATTTTTATTGAGTTTATTTGCCCTTAGAATACCTAGCCGAGAACATAGCATTCTGAACATCGGCGCGAGTACTTTCGGGCTCGTAAGTCATGGTTCTAAGGGGAAGCTTGCACTTCATATCTTGGAGAGGGAAGAGGTTCTGCTCATACGTTCTAGCAAGTATCTTATTGAAACGTGTAGTGGATTGAGGACGAAGTTCGTCGCTTGTATCGATGTATGCGGCTGGTGCACCCTTTCCAGCCATGTAAGGAGCGGTTCCGTATAACATGGTATTGG